CATCGCCGAAGGTCGGCGCCGTCGGGTTCGCAAGGGGCCACTTGGCGCCGAACACCAGCGTGCGGTCATGGCCGTGGCCTACCGTGTACGTCGGGTTGTCGTGGGTGACGTAGATGAACGTGATGCCGGCCGTCACATCGAGGCCGGTCGGGGTTGGTGGTGCCGTCAGGTCGGGGACGTAGGTGCCGCCCGGCGAACCCGGCGGGCCCGGCGGCCCTGGTGTCGTGCTGCCGCCGGCCGTTGGGTTCCCGTTGCGGTCGACGAGCCCGATCTTCATGAGGTCCGACTTGCGCACCCATGCCGAATCCGCAGCCTGCTTGCGGAAGCCCGAGCCGACCTGCAGCGATTCCTTGATGGCTTCGAACAGCGGCTTGAGCTTGGCCAGGTCCCCGGTCAGTTCGACGTCGGGGATGTCGCGGATCAGCGGATCGCTCATGCTCGGTCGAGATCGGATTCGTCGTCGGCCAGGATCACGGCCTGCACGCCGCCTGCCGCCGTGGACACGCTCACCTGATGGTCCTCGTCCATGAACCCGCCGGGCAGCGGCACCGGGTCCTTCGACGCGACGCTGACCGTGTAGCGCAGCACGCCGCTGTCGCCGTAGATGGAGAGCGACACCGGGAAGGCGTCAGCCAGAACCTGAGCGACGCCGAAGTTCTCGGCCTCCTGCGCGTGGTCGATGCGCGAGGTCGCCGAGGCGGTCATCAGCGAATCGCCCGCGTTCCATTTCTGGATCGCGGTGCCGTTGAGCACGTACATGGCTTCGCTGACCGGATCGAACCACGCCGCATCTGCGCCGGTGTCGAGGAAGATCACCGCCGCCGGCTGGAGCGGGTTGATGATGAAGCCCTTCTTCACGCCGGACAGGGTGTAGAAGCCGAAGTACAGGCCCTCGAACTGGCAGCCGATCATGCTGGCCGGGTTGAGCGCCGCCCAGTCCTCTTCGAGAAACAGCTTCTCCGTCAGCAGGGAGGGACCGTTCGCGCCCATGTAGGCCAGGCCGCGGGGCGACGCCCACACGACGCCGTGCTTGAAGCTGACGACCGACCGCTTGCTGATGCACGAGTGCCCGGCCTTGATCGGGTCCATCGAGGCCACGAGCGAGCCCGGCGACGAACCGCTCAGCGCGTAGGGCTTGTCGGTGGTGAGCAGGACCCACGTCGTGCCGAAGGTGCCGCTCGCGACGATCTGCGACTGCGTGACGGCTTCGTAGAGCACCGGCCAGGCGTGGGGCTTGTACGGCCAGCAGACCCGCGCGCTCTTGCCGACGAAGCCGCCCATCATGCCGTTCCACAGGCCGATGATCCCGCGCAGGCCAGATGGCGGCGGCGAGAAGGCCAGCCCCACGCCACCACCGTCGCTCTCAAGGATCGAGCCGTCGACCGCGCCGGTGTCGACGAACGTGGTGTCGGTCACCGCGACCTTGGCGATCAGGAAGAAGTCGGCCGTGCCGTCGGTGGCCACACGAGTCCGGTAGATGCCGCGCAGCGTGATGCCGTAGGAGCCGACCGGTGCGGCCGACAGGCTGGTCAGCGTGATCTCTGCGTTGGGCTTGCAGGTCAGCCGAGCCGTGGGCACGCCGGGCGCCGATTCCTCGCCCTGGTCGCTGATGAACGTATCGACGTAGTAGCGGTCCTCGTCGGTGCCGGTGCCGGTCACCGTGATCGCAGCCGACATCGGCGTGATCGGCGCCGGGATGCCGAGCACGCGATAGGCAGTCGGGTACGGGGCACCAGCCAGCGCCAGGATGTTGTCGGTGACGCGCGGCTCGCTCTGCCCGGTGTAGTAGGTGCGCTCCGTCGGGTCGTTGGCGAGCATGCTGCGGGCGTAGTCGAGGTCGACAGTCGCCGTGAGCCAGTAGTTCGAATCGCTCGCCACGTCGCGGCCCATGCGGTAGATGCTCAGCCGGCCGCCGGGCACCGTCGCGACGTCGAGCTTCGTCTTCCAAGGCCGCAGATCGCCGCGGCCCGGCCGCATGTTCACCACGTCCACGCAGTAGCCGGACGACAGCATGCGCGGCTGCAGCGCCTTGATCGCGCCGAACCAGCCCGTGAACTGCTTCAAAGCGGACCCCGCTTCATGCGCAGCCGCGCGCCGCCGGTCTGCGCCTGCACGGCTGCGGCGTTGGTGGCGACGCCCATCTTGTTGCCGTGGAAGGTCGCGAGTTGCGGGTTCGACCACGTGTGCCCGGGCAGCAGCAAGGTGCTCAGCGCCACGCTCGCGATGTCCTTCACGTAGAGTTCGAACAGGCCGTCGTCGATTCCCGTGGCCGCCTGCGTGGGCGTGAGCACGACATCGTTGACGACCGAGAACACACCGGCCGGCGTGCGCCAGAGGTTGAAGTTCGCGAGGTCCGTCGTCCAGATGCGGGTCGGGACTCCCAGCGAGTCGTCGCCGTCCACCTCTTCATCGAAGCCGATCTCGAGCGGGTCGTCGGTGCCGATGCTGCACTTTTCGATGGACAGGACTTGCGCACCGGCGCCCTGCCCGAAGGCGTAGGCCCGAGTTCCGGCCGCGGTCGGAACACCGGCGAGTGTCTTGCGCCAGGCCCGAGAGGTCGACAGGAAGTCGATCGCCGCCTGCTTGATGTGGAACACCGCAGTCGGCTCAGGGCAGCCCATCGCCCACGGCAGCACGAACGGAAAGAACTTGTCCCAGGTCTTCACTTGACGGCTCCCGTGTTCGGCGCGGCGGCGGCGTCTACCTGAACCTTGGCGCCCAGCGCGGTCGACATGGCGTTCAGGTAGGCCGAGGCCTTGCCGGGGTCTGCGCCCTTGCCGTTCTTGCTGAACAGCCGGTACAGCAGGTAGTCGATCAGCGGCGTCTCGTAGATGTCGTCGATCGTGATGGGGTCGGACAGGGCCGCTAGGTCGACCGGCGCCTTGCTGGTGATGAGGTCGACCTGATCGGCTGCGACCGCAGGCGGGTAGACGTAGAAGTGCTTGGGGTCGCGCTGGTCGTAGATGTAGTGCCGCGTCGGCCCGGGGTCGGCGTTGTGCCAGTCGGGGTCGAAGCGGTCGAGCTCGCCGCGGTCGATGAGGCGAACCGCTCGACCGTCACCGTTGCGCGGCACGTCGATGAGGCGCAGATGGCCAGCCGGCAGAGACTGCTTGCTGCCGCCCACCAGCGGGAACGCGGCGTTGCTCGCGCTCGCGTCGGGCCGGGCCAGGACGATCACGCGCTGGCCGGAGTTGATCCAGCCCAGCGTCTCGGCAGCAGTCCAGCGGATGTGCGCCAGATCGTTCGTGATGTAGCTGGCCTTGTCCAGCAGGTTCTGGCCGGTGATGGACATGGCTTACTTCGCCGTCTTGGGCTTCGGACCGGGCTTGCCTTTGGCCTTCGCTGCGGGTGCGGGCGGCGCGGCGGGCGGCTCGACGGGTGCAGAAGCGCCGGCAGCCTTGCGCATGGCGTCGATGTGGGCGGTCAGCAGCGCGTCGCGCTTGGCTTCGTCCAGCGCATTCCAGTCGGCCACGCTCAGGCCAGACGCGGTGTGTGCACCGGCCACGATGTCGCCGAGCGTGAAGATGATGCCGCCGACGTCGACCTGCGAGCCGAGCGTGCTGGAGCCGTAGAGCGTTTCGGGGACAGGCGGCGGGTCCGCAGGCGTGCCGTCGGCCTTCGGCGCCTTGCCGGCCTCGCACCAGATCAGCGGCCAGGCCAGCAGCTTCGCGGCCTTGTCGTCGGGCACCTCGTGCACGTCGCCGGCGCCATGCCAGTCGATGCCGGTGCCCGCGATGTTGTCGGTCTTGACGGCCTTGAGGCCGATGTATTCGATGCGCATGTGATTCTCCTGTGCAGGGGAAAGGGCGGGCCCTTCTCAGAGCCCGCCCTGCCGATTACTTCGGCCCGACAGCGTTGCCGCCGATGATTGCGAAGATCTCGCCGGCGATCGGGGTGCCGGCGACTTCGATCGTCATCCGCAGGATCACGTCCTCTTCGAACTTGATCGGCTTGAACGGGCACACGAGCCGGCCGCCGGTGCGCAGCAGGGTCTGGCCGGTGGCGGCGAAGTACGCCAGGTTGGGCGGCAGCGCCGAGGACGAATCCACCGGCGTGTAGCCCAGCTTGAAGGTGCTGGTCGTGGTCGACTCCACGTCGTCGGCTTGAACCTCGATGCTCGCGACCTCCAGACCGGCGGGAATCTTCCAGTCGTAGGTGTCGTTGATGACCATCGGCGGGTTCACCACCTTGTCGCAGATGTAGACGGCGCGACCGTCCACGTTCATCACCTGGGGCGCCGCGTACTTCACGGACTTTTGATTGACTGCCATGATGTTGGCCTTTCAGAGTTGGGTTGGTCGAGTGCGAGGGGGAGAGCCGAAGCCCTCCCCCGTCACGCTCAGAAGCGCTTCTTGACGATCGAGTCGATCGCCATCACGCCGAAGTCGGTGAGCTCGTTCGCACCGGTCGAGTCGGGGAAGCCGAACCGCAGCTTCTGCTCGGCGCCGATGATTTCGCCGGCCAGTTCGAGATTGCGACCGAAGTTGGTCCAGTTCTCGAGCAGGCTGTACGGCGTCATCGAGGTCGTGTTGACCCCCGAGCACTTGGCCAGCGCCTGAGCCGACAGGAACAGCGAGCGCGCGACTTGGTAGCCGGCGATGCTGGGGATCGTCGCTGCCGTCTCGGTGCCCGCGTACTTGTTGGCGGCCGAGATGTAGTTCGCCGTGCCCACGCCGTCGCAGTCGAACCGCACCGCGAAGTTCATCTTGCGGACCAGCACGCCGTTCCACAGGATCGGCTGGCCGGCGAACAGCGGGTGCTTCGCCAGGTCGCCGTACTTCGCGCGCTCCAGCGCATTCGTCTGGAAGGTGCGAATGTTGTAGCCGGCGGTCGGGTCGGTCAGGATCGAGTCCCACACCAGCGGGTCGACCATCAGGATGCCCTTGATCGGATCGTCACCCGCGGCGGGGTCGCCGGGGATCTGGATCGGCATCATCTTGATGGGCATTTCGTCGATGATTGCCGCGATCTGGTCGAGGTGGGTCAGCAGCATGCGATCGCTGTTGTCGATCAATGCGATCTGCTGACCACCTTGAACCAGGGTCGCGCCGTCCACGACGTAGTGCCGGTTGTAGGTCGGTGCGACGACGGGGTTGACCATCATTTCGACGAAATCAGGGTCGGACGCGAGCGGGAGAACCCAGTCGTTGCCGTCCTGAACACCGCGGGCACCCGCCAGCTGCGTCAGTGCACGCTGCCAGAGGAAGCGCGGGATCGAGCCCTTGAGCTGGCCCATCGCGTTGCGGCGCAGGTTGTGCTGGAAGCGCTTCTGCGTCATCTTGCCGCCCACCGAGATCGGCAGGGTGGCCATGTCGATCGCGATGTTCTGGAAGGCGTACTTGAGCGAGGCGCCCATGCCTTCCGAGTTGCGGTCGCCCATGATGGCGCGGAGCTTGACGACCTGCGCGCAGTCGATCTGCACCTTGTCGCCGGCCGTGGACTCGAGGTCGGTCACCTGAACGATCGGCATGTCGGTGGTGGACTGCTGGCGCAGCACCTTGTCCGACGTGTCGACCTTCGGCGCCGGGCCCGACAGTGCGTTCATCGGGCTCGGCTGGCGCACGGCCATCGTGAACAGCGCCTCCGAATACTGCTTGTTGGTCAGCGCGTTACCGCTGTTGATGCTGGTGGTGCTCATGTTGTTGAGCCTTTCCTAGTGGGGTGTGGTCAGCCCAGCGCGCTCAGCAATGCGTCGTCGTCCATGGATTCCATGTCGGCGCGCGAGAGACGCTGGGTGTGTTCCGTCGCCACCCCGCCACGCAGATCGCTCAAGGTCACGGGCGCGTCGCGCTTCGCTTCCTTGACTGCTGCGGCGGGGTCGGTTCGGGGCTTGGTGTTCGGTTTCTGAGAAGGAGCGGCAGCGGGCTCGTCGAGCTCTGCCTTCACGCGGCGCGTCGCCTCGGCCAATCGCTCGGCCATCGGCTTGTCTTTCCACTTCGGGTGCACGCGCAGCAGGTCGTCGGCCTTGCAGGCCAACAGCCACTTCGCTTGCCCTTCCTTGGTGGTCTGCCAAGCCAGGAGATCGGGGATGTCGTCCACGGCGTCCTGCACGTTCTCAGGCAGTGCGGGTGGCGTGAAGTCGTCCTCGGCTTCCTGACGCGGCGCGGTCTTGCGCGCTTCGGCGAGTTCTGCCTGCACGGCGGCGATCTGCGCGGTCGTGGCCTTCAATGCCTTGGCGACGGCGGGGTAGTCGACTTCCAGGGAAGCCATCACCTCGGGGTCGGTGTCGTCCGCTTGCGCGGCGGGCACACGGGCCTTGAGTTCTTCGATCTCGCGCTCCAGACGAGCCGCGGTCTCGAGCGCGCGACGTTCCGACCGGCGAGCAGCGCGCAGGGCCGAACGGTCAGCCTTCGGCTCCGTGTCGGCAGCGATGGTCGTGGTCGTCGTCTCACCGGTCGCGTCAGCGGCGGTGGCGGTCGTGGCTGCGGTGGTCTTCGACTTGTCGTCCTGCTCGCTCGCCGCGGTCGCGGTGGCCTGCTGGTCGGTGGTGTCGTCGTCCTGCTGGTCTGCCTCGTCAGCGTCGTCGGCGGTGGCGCCTTCGAGCTTGCGCAGGGTTTCCAGTTCGTCGGCTTCAAAGTCGGTATCGCTGTGCATTTCAATCCTTCTCGTGTCGTTTGGTACACACCGCGCCCGCTGACACATCGAGCGCGGCGGCGTTGCCACTGGTTTCACCGTGCCGGGCGTGGCTCACACGGCACGGGCGTCGTTCATCCGTTGGCTTCCGCCAGGGACTCCTGAATGAGTTGGTCGTCGTTGGCCGCCTGCATGGGCGGGTTCGCGGCGATCTGCATGCGTTGCTCGATCTCGGCCTTCTTCGCCTGATCGAGTTCGGTCTGAGCGTTCTTGCGCTTCACGTCGGCCGCCTTGTCGGCGAGCTCGATCTGCGCGGCCTGTTGCTGCTGCTGCGCTTGCGCGGCCTGCTGCTGCTTGGCCTGGGCCTGCTGTTCCTGGGCGCCGGCGCGGTCGCCAGACACCGGCAGGTTCGACAGCCGGCGGATGTCGTCGGCGATCTGCTGGCGGTTGTCCAGACCTGAGCTCTCCACGAAAGCCGGCGTGAGCACGGCCACGGCCTGCGGGTTGCCGGCGAGGGCGCCGATGATCGTGGCGATCTGCTGTTGCTGCTGCAGCTTGAAAGCCGGGGAACTCGGCACATCCGACAGCGCGGTGCGCACCGGAGCGTCCTGCACGCGGTTGACCGGCATGCCCTGCTCGTCCCACGAGTTCAGCACCACCGTGCGGCGCGTCGAGCCCTGGCCGATCTGCACGCGCAGGTTCTCGTCGGCGTGGTCCTCACAGATGAGTTCGACCAGGCTCTCGAACACCATGCGGCGGGCGTAGCGGTAGTTGTCGTTCAGTTCGCCCTGGCTGACCATGCCCTGCTCGACCAGGGAGTTGATCGCGAGGCCCGAGGTCACGCCGGTGGGGGCGTTGCCGAGTTGCGTGCTGTAGACGCGCGGCACGTCTTGGATCAGCTGCTTGGCGTCCTGCATGACATCGACCTGTTCCTTCTGCAGGGTCAGGTCGTTGCCGATCTTCAAAGCGTTGGCGTTCTTGCGGTTCGCATTGAGAACCGTCAGCATGTCCGGCCGTCCGGCGCCATCGGCCAGTTCGGCGATCGAGTTGTAGACCGGATCGAGCGCGTCGTTGTCGACCTGAATCTGCTGGGCGCGCAGCATCCACTGGATGCGCAGGCGGCGCTCGTTGTACTCGTCCTGCGGCGACCGCATGCCGTCGATCAGGCCGTACGGGCTCAGGTCTTCGTCGTCGCGGAAGGCGAAGAATGGGATGTAGGGGAAGTTGCGCTTGGTCGTCGCAACGTCGAGCAGGCGGTGCGGGCCGGCGAACAGCGCCATGCGCACCTGACGGGTCAGCGCCTTCGAGAGTTTCACCAGCCCGCGCGACACGGCTTCCATGTGCAGCGGGTTCTTGTCGTCGTAGAGCACCCGCTTGCCGCCGCCGAGGTGGATCACGACGGCCTCGGCCGGCACGCGGTACCAGACCTCATAGAGCTTGATGCGGCGCCGTGTGCCGTCGACCCACTCCTGACGGCGCACGGCGAACTTGCGCTCGTTCTCCCATGCCTGACGCAGCACGGTCTCGTCCATCTGGTCGTCGAGCAGGAACCCGGTCCAGCCGCCGGCCGCGTTCTCGAGGATGGCGCGGAACTGCGGCAGCGTGGCCGAAATCTCGTCGAGGTCGCCCCAGCGCTTGCGCACCAGCCAGCGGGCGTCTTTCAGGCCGATGTCCTTCGCGCGCCAGTCGTACCAGATTTCGTTGCGGTGGATGTCGGCGACGCGGTAGGGATAGTCGAGCGGGTCTTGCGAGCGGTTGACCTCGACCCAGCCGAGGCCGGCCTTGACCTGGCTGCCGTAGGCGTTGGACACGGCCATGTCGGCGCAGGTCTCGCGCTGGGCTTCCTTGAGCCGGGCGCTGAGCACGTCGGCCACGTCGGCGAAATCGTCGTCGTCGGACTCGAC